ATCAGTATGCCACTTGATTGGTGTACAATTGTCGGAGATCCAGAAGGACCGGATATGGAAATACTGCCGTTGACAAGTTTAAATGACCGAGGTTTTAAAACATTTTGTTTCAACCCACTTAGTGGTTTTAGACCAGAATTTCATGACATCGATATTATTGATGTATATCAAGATGTCAAGTGGTACTTTCCTAAGATGAAACCGGGACAACTTTTATGTACACCGTTACACGCTGGCCCAAAACCAACTTGCGCTTATTTTGTCAAAGAAGTTAGTCGTCAAAGTGAATTGGTAGATTATACAAAGGTATGGTAATATGTGTAAGATATTTGAAAGTCCGGACCAAGGTAACACAGTATACTCACGCAATACTAGTTCACTAGATCGCGAATTAGTTAGTGAACGCGATCCAAGAACATCAGATGGACGTCCACTGCGCGATCACATAATGGAAGACAAGTTATGGGGAGAAATAAGACGTGCGGCAAAAACCAATACCGCTTTACAAATTGCTTTAGATCGTGTTAAAGTAATATATTATCTAAGCAAACAAGCTAGCGATTCGGTACAACATCATTCAGTATAATTATGGCAACAGCAAAACTTGATATCAAACGTGAACTAAATGCGGTAGATCAAAAAAATTATGATTTCTATCATAATCTAACTGATGATGAACGCAAAGCATTTAGTCCATATATATTGATGCGTTATACTGCCAGTGTACAAGGAGACAGAGATATTCAGGAGTGGTTTATTGAACGTACCAATGAATTAGTCAATAAGAATTTTTCGGATATTAGCAAAGGTCATAAAGCATTGCAATGGAAATTATTTGCTGCCGTGGGTGCCGGGGTCAATTGTTATCATCCGTATTTGGCGGCAGGTAAGAAAGAAAAAGCAAACAAGATTGAAAGACTATTATGCGAGCTATATCCAGCAATGAAGATGTCTGATATTAAAATAACGGCATCTATGATGGATAAGAAAGATCGAGAAGAATTGTTTGATATGATGGGTTTCGATAAGAAACAGCGCAGGGAATATGAATAATGAAAATGTATATCTGTATCAAGGAAGGTACTCCAGTTGGTATGGCAATGAATGCCGCAGCCCACGCCGGGCTGATGTGTCACTTAGAATTTCAGACTATGCCTGATTATCAAGAATGGTTGACTAAATCATTTAAGAAAGTTACTTGTTCGGTAACTCCGGCAGAATTTGCCATGTGTAAACAACTGGACGGCTCTGTTGTCGTGACTGAAAGCAGAATGGATAACGCAGAACTTGCCGTAGTCCTTTGTCCCCGTAATGACAACGAATGGCCTGAATTTGTAAACTTATTAAAACTTTGGAAATAAATGATAGCACTAGTTGATCAACCATATAAATGTGTTCATTGTAATAAGAGTTTTATGCAGGATAAAACTCTTGTGGCTCACATGTGTGAAAGAAAACGTAGAGCATTACAAAAAGATGAAAAACGAGTACAAGCCGGATTTGTAGCATTTAATAGATTCTGGCAATTGACTCAAAATGCCAAAAAATCAAAGACATATGATGACTTTGCTGACAGCAGTTACTATAATGCGTTTGTTAAGTTTGGTAGTTTTGTTAACAACGTAAAACCTTTGTATCCAGATAAATTTGTAGACTTCATAATTAAAAGTGGTGTCAAGTTAGACAACTGGTGTAGAGACGAACATTACGAACGATATTTGTTTGAAATTCTCAAATCCGAACCAGTTGAAAGTGCTGTACAAAGAACGTTAAAAACCATGATGGAATGGGGTGATGAACATAATGCCAAATTTGCTCATTATTTTAACTATGTTAGCCTTAACAGAGCTGTACATGATATTTTAAATGGAAACATTTCTCCGTGGATAATCTTGAACTCTACTACAGGTAAAACAATGCTAAACAACATGAATGATGAACAGTTGAATATCATTGGCCCAGCTTTAGAGATTCCGTTTTGGATTAAAAGATTTAAAGAATTACCTGCCGATGTGGCATTGGTAAAAGAAATTTGTGACGAAGTTGGAATTGAGTAAGTGTCTGTTGATATTAAAATATTCGGCGACGCTAATATAGTAATGGAAAGAGTTCGAGAACTTAGAGCAGCCAGTTTGGTTCAAGGCGTTGATTTTGATTTTGCGTTTCATCAAAGCAAATGGGATTCCATGATTGGTGAAATTCCCAAAAGTGCCATCTTTACATTTTATACAGACAAATACGCAACCTTTTACGCATTGAAATGGACATGAATGAATTTAAGATTGATAAACCGCGAGAAGTTGAAGCATGGTGTATGCGATACATCGGTCCTCGATTGTACTATCTACATACCCAAATAGGTGGACAAGGATGGGTTATTAAACAGCAACAATCTTCGTATGCTACGGTTACTATAGAAGATAAACATCACGCCCTAATGGCCATGTTAAAATTTGGAAAATAATAATGGACGACAATTTAAAAAGTTTTATACAGAATCATCGTATCAACGTGCTCGATACCAATAAACGTGCTAATAGATACACTCGCATGAATACTAAATTTTTTCAGCATTCTGAAGACTACAATATGATGACAGCAACGGAGGCATTTCTATATGAGACTGAACGATTATATACTGTAGAAATTTCTGAAAGTGAACTCAATCGCATTGCAGACTTTGAATCTCGAGTTTTTAACAATATGCGAGAGCACGGGCATTACAATATGTTTGAAGATTTGATGGATCAGAAAGAACAAGAGCGAAAGCTACGTGACAAATATCAAGCAGTAAAGAAAGCCTACGAACATTATAGCCTAATGCTGAAATTGGCAGAGAGTGGAGAATTATGAATTTTTTCTGGGGGTTAATAACCGGCTATATTGTAGGAGTTCTGTATATGTGTTATCGATCCAATGAAGATGCTAGAGTTGACAGGGAATAATATGAACATACCAAAAAATGGAAGCAGATGGACCGGAATTGAAGAAGTATTTGTTGTATTACATACTATAGAATTGAATGGACATATATGGGTACACTATAAAAATGAATCTAGTGGAAAAGAATATAGTTGTTATATGGAAAGTTTTTTAGTACGATTTACGGAGACTGTCAGTTGAAACAAAAATTTATTGATCTGTATATGGCATGGGCTGATCGTACTGCTCAGCTTAGCCATGCCATTCGATTACAAGTAGGTGCGGTTGTTGTCAAAGATGATAGTGTTATCAGTTACGGATACAATGGTATGCCCGCAGGTTGGGATAATAACTGTGAAGATCGATTATATATGGACTTACACGAACCCAGCTGGCTAAGTCCTGAAAAAATTGAAGAATATTATCCATATACTGAATATAATAGTGATGCGGACGAAATATATAGATATAAGTTAAAAACCAAACCAGAGGTGCTACATGCTGAATCAAATGCGATTGCCAAATTGGCTCGATCTACAAATAGTGGGCTGGGCGCTACTATGTTTGTTACCCACGCTCCATGTTTGGATTGTGCCAAACTTATATACCAAAGCGGCATTAGCCATGTTCTATATCGGAACGCTTATAGGGATACTAGTGGCGTTACATTTCTTGAAAAGTCTGGAATAGAGGTCAAACAAGTATGACAGATATTGACATTGACTTTGCTGATAGAATGCAGATACTTGATATAATCAAGCATATTCCTGCGAGTATAGAATCAAGTGGAACTTTTAAAAAACATAATACTGGCGTATATTGTCATGCTATTCCTTACAATCCTTTAACCAATACCTCGAGTATTGAATATAAAGCGGCGGAAGAAAGAGGATACTTCAAGATTGATTTCTTAAATGTATCTGCGTATCAAGGAATTAAAAATGAAGAACATCTTATTCACCTATTAAACACCGATCCGTTGTGGGAGTTATTAGGAGAGAAAGATGTGTGTGATCGGCTATTTCACGTTAATGGATACCACAATTTACTTGCTGAATTAAAACCCACAAGTATACTTGAATTATCTATGGTCTTGGCCATGATCAGACCCGGAAAGAAACATCTCATCCCAATATGCAAGGAGCAAGGATTCCAAGCTATCGATAATGAAATATGGACTAAAACTCAGGATGCCTATTTCTTTAAAAAGTCTCATAGTATTTCTTATGCCAGCGTTATTGTGGTTCAGCTAAATCTTATATGCGAACAACTTAGCTACGGACAGCTCTAGGATTTCTAACCAGCTGAATAGATTTGCGTTTGATTCTTTTTTCTGCTATCTCACTAAGATTTACACTAGGTCCAAATATTAATTCGGCATCCTTACTATTGAATGTTTTAATAGCATAACGAAATACTTGCATTTCTTTCTTTAAGAATATGTTAATGGGCAATTTTCTATTAGATTCCCACCACCAAATTTCTCCAAGTTCTAGAAAAATTGTCTTTTCATCAGGACGTATTGCCGATATATCGTACATACTGCTGATGTAATCATCTAGATTGATTATGATTCCCACATATTCAATATCGTTCGATTTGATACACGATATAAATGGGTAGTTGGTTTGAAAGGTTGATGATGTGGATGTCATTGTTGAATAAATACAAATATGCAGAATTTACCAATCTATTTATACCCAAATACTATGAATGTAATACTAGATTTGGATCCAACCACTAGAGGAGTTAATCAGGTTATGTACCAACGCGAATTACAGATACAAAAAGGCATTAAAAATAATGTTCGTATCCAATTTAAAAATAGTGATCAAAAGCGCATACCTATATCTAATACTTCTACATTTGTTTTCAGTATGTTTGATAATACCGAGCAAAGATTAATTCTACAAAAGAACTTGACTGTGCTCGATGACGGTTCTACATTGGCATTGAGAGGTATGGCCGAACTTACGTTAAACGAAAGTGATACATTGGATTTAGGTCAAAGCAGCTACCAATTCTCTGTGACCTATCAAGACCCTGCTGATAAAACTTTCCTACCTACTTATGTCAATACCTATTATGGAATGGCCGGAACAGTACAACTTACAGAAGATGTATTCCCTAAAATGCAACCTAGTCAGGAAATTAAAGCATTTTTGCGACAATATAATAGTGATACAAGATTGTACGAATATATGAGTGGAAATGTTTACGCTTATCCGGAATATAACAGTAACACCGCATTACATACTGCTGCTATGTATATGACCAATTTCCGTGGAACAGTTAAAGTACAAGGAACATTATATAATAGCCCAGGTAGTGCCAATCGATATGTGAATATATGGACCAATACATATACCGGTTTTACAGGCATTGACTACGTTAATTTTAATGGAATATTTTCATATATCCGTATAATGTATATACCTGCTACCGCACCTGCCGAATCGGTAAATGACAATCCTAGTTTCTTCGGATCGTTTGACAAAGTTCTGTACAGGAGTTAAACTGTATGTATGAACGAAGTCCAAGATGCCTTGATGGCGCTGTTACCTTATAAAAGAAAAATAACACCAAGCGGCTGGACAAGTTTCAACGGAGTATGTTGTCATCATCGCGGCGAAAAGCCCGACGACAGACAACGTGGTGGAATAATGTCCACAGCAGCAGGCGGATTTACTTACCATTGTTTTAACTGCAATTTCAAAGCAGGATGGAGTCCAGGTAAACTACTCAGTAACAACACAAAATCATTATTCCGATGGTTGGGAATGAGCGACTCGGATATAAGTCGATTGGGACTACTTGTACTAAAACTCAAAGATGATCAACCTGTAACTAAAAAAGCACTGACATTTGAATTATTAG